ATCAATAGCAGCTTTAGCCTGATCTGTTAAACCTTGGTTAAGGTATTCTGTGATTGTTGCGTTTGATTCTGCAAAGTTAGAAGAAGCAAGTTCTACCACCGATGAAGCAGAAAACTTCATGCCAATGTCAGTGGCAATAGATGCGCGATCAGCAGCACTTGCATTGATATTAAATGTATCAACTGCCGATTTGTTCTTAGCAGCCTCAACCTCTTGGCGCTGAATGACATTGGCAGCATTGATAGCATCTTCAAAAATACCATCAGAAAACTTCTCAAGGTCTGCAAGAGCAGAGAAGTTGCCACCCAATCCAATCATAGCATCACGAATGTACGAAAACTGTTCAGGCACAAGAGCAGGATTGCCTGATCCAATGGCAGATTTTACCATAGTTAGATCATCGACACTTGCACCAGACTTGCCAGCATAGCGAACAAGGCCGCGAATCTTGGCCATTTGCAATTCGCCTTGGGCGGCTTTCGCCTTGTCAGCAGGGATCAGGTTAGAAGCTATGCCATCCTCAATAGCCTTCTGAACGCTCAATTCTGTAGCGTTTGACATAGTAGGACCAGCAGCAGCGGCTTCTGAACCGTTTTGTGAATACTGCCACTCTAAAAAGTTAATGCCTTCTCCAATACTATCGCCAAGAGAAGAAGCCGCAGAAGCACGTTCACGGCGGATTTGATCTATCGCCATCGCAGAGCGAGTAGCATTGAGATAGGAAGTGCCAACGTCAGTAATGTAGGTCTTGAATTGACCATCGGCATTCTCAGTCATAGCGCCAATGTAGTCAGACATAGCAGCAGTATAACGACTGACAGAACCATCATACTTAGCGGCAAACTCTTGTGCCTTCAGCTTGATCTCTTGCTCAATACCAGTTTGGAAACGAGACAGAACCACACGCTGATAGGCTTCTTGAGCAATCGTGCCAAAGCCTTGAGGCGGATCATAAGCTACGGGTTCCCCTGTCTTAGGATCAATTGCCAGAACCTTCTCTTGCGCAATTGCAGAGCCTTGTTCTAGGCCAGCTTTCTCAGCAGCCTGTGCGCCTTGGCGGAAAAACATATCCGCCATTTGATTAGCGCCAGCCGAAACCGCATTGGCTACTGTGCCAGCAGCGTTGCTGCCAGAAACACCCGCAGATACACGAGCGACCCCAATGGGGCCGATTGCAAAGTTATTTCTCTCACGGATAACTGGCATTCTTAGAACCTTTCAGAACCCGCGACTGTGCGGCGAGGACGAAACAATGGACCTGTTTTGATTTGATCGTATTGGTATAGACCACCAGCAATGGTGCTGAATGCGCCAACAATAGAACTGAGCATCTGTCCACGACCTTCAGCAGTGATAGCAGCGGCACGTTGCTTGCCTTCAGCAATAGCAGACATAGACTCAGCTTGCATCTTCTGAGAGGTGATCTGAGCCATGAAGTCAGAGCGTGATGTATCACCAGCCGCAACCTCTTCTTGCCGCGCTAAGAATGCTGCAACAGTGCGATCCTGACCGCCAACATCACGACCCGCCGCAGAAAAGGTTGCAATGTTTGCAGAGAGGTTTTCGCGGTATAGATCAAGCCGATCATTGTGACGCTGTGCAGCCTCAGCCATGTTTAACTTGCGCTCAGTCTCAATGTTAAAACCTTCAAGGCGACCAGCAAACTCAGCTTGCCAAGCGTTGAACTTGGCAGTCCTGTTTGCGCTGATGCCACCTACTACGGATGATCCTGCCGAGATTAGTGTTGAGGCTAGGAATAGAAGTGGGAGTCCCATTAGAATACTAACTCCGCAATAAGGCCGTTCACCTGAAGCGGCAGTGGATCATTTTGGCTGATTGTGATCTGCGGATCACGGCTAAACCCATTAAGACGGAACTCTTTCTTGCCAGTAAACGGAACAGTTGTCACCAGCGGTCGAGTGTTCACAGTCACAGAACGTGTATCTTTTAAGTCCAAGATTGCAGCGGACAATCCCCTGATGTCACCTGTCCTTGGCCCATTGGCAAGAGAGGCATCAATTGGATTAGTGATGATTTCAACAGGGAATGAAATTCCAGCGTAGTAGTTAGAGTATCCAGAAAAGTTAGACACGCTAATGGTTGAACCACCACTTACAGTCTTGGTTCCAAGATAATCTAGACGCCCACTTGTTGTAGCACGACCCACAACCTTTAGCACATCACCAGTGTTGAACACACCAGATGTAGAAATAGTTGGACCAGCGCCTTCTACATAGCTATCAAGTCCAACGTCCTCAGAGAACTCGCAAAGTTTGAGATAACCGCCTTCCCAAACAGTAGCAAAGAGACGGCTATCAACTGCAGCCACCGATCCAAAGCCATCACAGCTTGTCCACTTAACCCAGCCAGCGCGTTTTTCAGCGCGGTTTGAGCCAAAGATAGCAATGTGTCCCTCACCAGATACCATCGCAGCGTAGGACTCAGCGCCATTGAATGCGCCGTGAACAACATCCATGTCGATAGGGTCTTGCAGAATATGAGAAGCAGCCGTTGAGACAGCCGTTGAGGTGTAGGCATTCTCGGTATCGGTGTAGAGATATTCACGCAGAACATTACCACCATGCTGCGCAAACAGCGTAGCACCATCCATAGGAACAGGGCTTACAAACTGACAGCCATAAGGTGTTTGCTTCCTGATCTGAGCATTTGCTGGTGTGATAGATTGGTTCAAGAAAGCAGGAACATAGAACTCAGAAGCATCCGTGAAGATTTGCAAGTCTCGACTTGAGACAATGTAACGGATTTCATTGATGTCGCCAGTTGCGCCAACAAGATTAAACGATTCGTTGTCTGCCGCAGTGCCAACATCAAAGTTAAAGAAGTGTCCAATCTTGCTAAACCATAGCGTATCAGGTTCTTCGATAGTCCCACCAAAAACCAAGCGATTCTCATGGAAGGCAACAGCAGCAGGATAGCCACGCACTGCAGAGAAAGATTGCTCATCCCAGTAGTCTGTTGGCGCATGAGTTACGATTTTAACAAGCCCACCACCATCAATGGATTGGTTAGCTGTAGTGCCAGCCGTGATCGTGTAGGTGTTCTTATCAATGATTGAGCCAATGGTTCGAGCGCCATTGATCTGAGTAGCATTGATGCCACCAACTGCGGAAGCACCCTCTACAGTAATTGACTCACCACCAGCAAAGCCGTGGTCAATGTGAGTAACCTCAATCGTAGCGCTGCCATCAATTGTCCGTAGCGGATCAATGATTGTAAGGCGAATACGCAAGTTATCTACAATTGTTCCAGTTGCCTGAGTGGCAGACTGAACGCTGGTGATTGTAACTTCGCTATCGCCATAGCGAATGACCACACCAACGTGCTTTGAGTTGGGATAACTACCACTGACAAGCGATCCAGTTGTGTCAAAGTAAGCAGTGGTCGTAGTGAATGTAACGCCACTACCGCTTGTGGCACTTGGGTCAAGCTTTACGCCCTCAACCTGAAACTGGCTATAGGGCTGATAGATTTCTTTGTTATCGGCCCGCTTATCAAAAGCATAAGGCGTAATGACAAAGGAGGTCAGGCCAGTGCGGATCAGCATTCTTGGCATGAACAGAGGATGGCAGATGAACATCACATCGCCATACTGAGTATAGGTATATTGATGCAGATAATCATCATCAAATGGCAGAGCGTTGCTGAGAGTATCGGCAGTCAGGGTTGTAACAAGCGTTACGCTGGTTCCATTCAAGCGGAAGCAACGAACCTTGGCATTCTCGATTGAGATTAGATATTGCTCATCATCCGAGAAAACAAACGGGACAATGTAAGACTGAAAGGTCTTACTCGTATCCTGAGTAATGTCAGCAAAACGATAGAATGCCTTCAAGCCTCGACGCTTTGTCACGCCACCTTCAGCAAGAACAACCATGTTCCTTAAGCTTTGAGCAGAAGCATTGTAGATTGGACTGTCGGTTCGCATCATAGCAGAACGACTGACCTCACCATACTGGAAGCTGTTGATGGGGACACGAACTTTCTGCATTAGCTTCGCCTTTGAGCAATGAACCTCGAAGTGTTGAGTTTGCGTGTAGTCTGCTGCTGAGAATCAAGACGCCGCGCTTGCATCATGTAAACACTAGCCTTCTGTTCAAGCATAGAAGACAGTTGAGCATCACGAGCAATCGAAACTGCAAGCAGAGCAGACATAGAAAACTCTACTGAAATCGTAAAGTAGGGAGGCCAGTTAGCCTCGGTTGCACGGAAGATGTAATCTGCAATCACAGCATCACTTGTCACTGCATCGCAGTAAGCCTTATCCCCGTAAATGTCATACTCAATTGGAAAGTCATTCACAGTCAGGGCATTCAACATCAGCATTCCAGAAGGAAGCTGATAGGCAGCATCAAAACGACCAGTGGGTGCAGTAGAAATCCGTGTTAGCGTTGCTTGGTTTGTGGCAAAACGCCAACGAGTGTTTGATAGGGCGGATCGTGCAACGTCCTCATACATTGCCTCGCAAACATCCGACTCAACAGTTCCATCCGAGAAGGAAGAAATAGGAGAACCGCCCATCAGAACAGATGCGCGGGAACAAATTTTGATTGCGGTGTTTGCTTGATCACTCATGTGTAAGTCGGGGGGCCGAAGCCCCCCTTCTCCTTTTTAGTCGCTGTCGGTGGCGGTGACAACCACGCCATCCGTAACATCCACAACAGTGCCAGAGTTAGCATTGCAGTAGAGTTGCGAGACTACGGGGGTTCCACCCGTAGAGGAGATGCAAAGAATTACATCATTCAGGCGGATCATCCCAGCAGCGTCATTGAAGTAACCGCTGGTATTTACGTCTGCAACTGCATCTGCCGTCGAGTAGTGCCACAACGAAACATTCGAAGCACCAGCCAAACGGGTCAGGGAAGCGGGGGTATAAGCCATTCTATCTGCTCCCTATTAGGTGTTGTTGTCGCGGACTTTATAGACGCCCGCGCTGTTGATAACGCAAGCACCCATCGACATCATAGAGGTAGTCAAGTACGAGACTTTCTCTGCGACGTAGTTCACTTCGGTCGTAACGTCCGCATTCACGCCAAGGCCAACGGCATTGGTATGGTATGCGAGGTTCATGCCAGCCGTGATAGCCGAGGTCGAGAAGATTTTGATGCCAAGAAACTCTTTCATGGTCATCCCGCCAGCGAAGGGCAGATTCTGCGGGCCAACGTAGTCCGACGAAGCGAACTCAGTGATAGCGAACAGGTCTGCAAACCCTTGAGGGTTCATCGCCAAGTAGCGTTGACCATCTTCGGGGACTTCGTTGATGCCCAGCGTTTCAAACAAGGTCAACAAGTTGGCCTTAGTCAGAGCAGCGCCAGTGCTGGAAATAACGGTGGCGCTTGCGCCATTCGTCATTGCGGTGTTCAACAGTTCGTCAGTCTTACGACCCAGCGCGGCAGCAGCCGACTGAGCAACAGCTTGACGCTCGTTGATATTGGTCTTCATTTCGTCCAACTTGTCGATGTATTCGGCGGCATAGTAGTCAGCCATCGTTGCTTCGACATAGGTGTGCGACAGTTCCATCGGAGCAACATTACCATTGCGAGACTTGGTAGTTGCTACGCCAGTGCCGATCTTTTGGAATCGAGCGGTCGAACCAGTTACATTGGTCGTGCGCACAGTGTTCCGTAGCTTGGAACCCATGCGCTGATACGCCATCTGAACTTCAGATTCGAACTGCTTGATGAAGGCTTGGTCAATCGTGTTTGCCATTTTCAAGGTCCATATGAGGTTGCGGTCGGACGGGTATCCGCCTTCTCACTTCGTAGAGGGTATCCTTGCGGGCCTCTCAGTGTAGCACGGGCCGTGATGTGTCAGCTTGAACATATTTTGATTCAGGTTGACAACGCACAAAACGAACGACCGATTGTCCGTTTGGCTTTTCTATAAAGCATTCTGGCTCAAAGCCAAGATACACCAACCATTGATGTATCATTTCATTCTCAGTCCAGACTTCAGAGTGAATTGTCTCTCTGATCGTGTGGTAAAACTGGATTAACATCTCAGAAGCGCGGGCAAAGCTGATCCAATTCTTGCGAAGATCATGTGAAAACAAAGCCCACATCAAGCCAGAGTCATCTCGCAGAACAATCCCCGTCATAGCAATAGGTTGATTGTCCTTCTCAATGACAAAGACCAACTCATCTGGTGCTATATCATAGAGCGCCTCAAGCGGAGAAACCTCATAGAGAGTTTCAAATTCTCTGAGGTTCTCAGCGCTTAGATTGCGAATGAACGGAAGAATGTGCCGCTCTTGAAACGGCACAAGCTTCAGTCCTCTTGATTCTATGATGGGATTAGCCATAGATTTTCTTGAAGCCAGCATCAACTTGCTTCACGAAAGCCTCATCGCGCTTTGCTACGTTCCAGTAACGCTCATCCTTCATCATTGTTTTGAGATCAGACTCAGACATACCTGTTGCTGGGTTTGCCGCAGCCGTGAAGTTACCATCTTTCATAGCTTCCATCATCACTTCCAATGCTATAATGCCCTCAGCGCTTTCGCAAAGGCGCTCAATTGCAGGAAGCGTTTCTTTGGGGAAGAACTTCGTTGC